TACTTGTAAAGATACCAAAGACATTATCTGCTGTATTAATTTTGGATATACCGCCACTAATATGACTGTGATCAAACTCAATTTCTTCAACTGCACTTCTGTTTAACTGCGATGCAGTTACCATTAATATTCCAAGTTCTTTAGCCAAGTTACGCAATTCTTCACTTACATACTTGTCTTTAACAAACAAATCATTTGGACTTACTTTAGCACTTACAGGCATCAACAAATCCAAGTAGTCAATCATAATAAAGTCTACTTTGGTGCCTGTTTTAACTTGATACTCTTTTAAAAATGCTCTAATGTCATTGATATTGCTTTGCGCTGGCAATGCTTTGATTTGATAACTTCCTGCTTTTTTGCCAACTAGTTTAACTTTGAGTCCTGCTGTTTCTTTGTCTTTGCGGATATCCTTGGTACTCATTCCACTGAGCATAGCCGCAGTTCTTAACCCAGTTAGTTCTTCACTAAGTTCTAGTGTTATGTAGACTCCGTGTAATCCTTGTTGTACCCAGTTTAATGCAATATTCATCATCACCAAACTTTTACCAGACCCACTGCCGCCTGCAAAGATGTTTAGTTCTGCTCTACTAAATCCGCCATATAACAAACGATCCATTTGTGGCCAGCCTGTACTTACTTGCCCGCCGGCATCAAAGTATTTGCTAAACATACCTTCGGGGTCATCCCAAAAATTCATTCCTAAGTCTTTGGTTAAACTGATTTGCACTGCATCTTTGATTAGTTTTTCAACTGGATCAAAGTCGCCTTTTTCGAGTAAATCTGCACTTTTTAAAATTGCACGTTCAAGTTCTTGACGTTTAGTAAAAGATTCAAATTCTGCTAAAAACCAATCATAATGATCTTCATTTAATTCTGGAACTGTACTGAATTTAATGTTTGTTGCTGCATTAACTTGATCAAGCACTGGCATTGTTTTAAACTCGTCAACGTGCTTTTGTAAAAACTCAGCCGCTGGACGTAAACTTTTGTCAAAATTTTGTGGACTATAAATGTTTTGCACACGAACATAGCTTTCAGCGTCCTGCAACATCATTTCAAGAAATAGTTTTTGTATTTCTAAATTATATTCTTTTAACAATGTTAAATCCTCAATTGTTCTGGAAATGATTCTTGCCAATTTGTTTTGCGTAGTGTATCAAGTTTATTTAAATAATTTATCCAATCGTTACTGGGCTCGCGCAGATTGGTAATCGTTTGTATGATGTCTGTTACTCCAGGATATTTTTCTAACAAGTATAACATATCAAGTGCTAGATCAGTATGACGATCGGACAAGTATTTTAAGTTTAATGCTCTTCCCCCGTAACTCCAACCGTTTATTTCTCTAACAAATACCGAACTAGGATCTCCTTGACTTCCTGTTCGACAATTTTGTTCCCACCAATCAAAAAAGTTTGGCAAATCAAAAATATTATGTACACCAACAATAGCGTCAGCTTCAATTAGTATACATGCTGAATTATACTCACGCAATTGTTGTATATTACGGTTAACTTGTTGCCAATTGGCTGGATATCTTGTATACTCAAATACGCTTCCAACACCATCTAAACTAATAAACAGCCTTACAAAACGAGCTTGGCTCCACAGTCGCAATGTTTCACTGTCTGGCATTATTGTGCCATTGGTGTTGTAGGACAACATAACATTTTTCAACACACCAAGGTTTTCCAAATGCTGTAATATTTTTTTGTTATCTGCATTTAACAATGGCTCGCCGCCAGTAAAGTGTATTTTTTCAAGTTGGGTTAAATCTAAATTTTTCCATTTTTCTTCTGGAAACTTTGCTAGTTTTATTCGTGGTGCGTTGGGTTCAAAGTGATGGTAATCTTTATTCCAAGCACTACTGTATGTCGTACTGCAACTTATACATGCTAGATTACAAGTCAATGATTGTTCAAGATGTAACATTTTTATTGCATCAGTGTTGCTGTTGTTAAAAAGTTCGCGCCATTCAGCACTGGATTTTTCTCGTTCGTTAGCAACATGTCCGGGTATACTACACAATTGTGAACACTCGTTGGGCAGTCTAGATTTGCTTGCATCGCGAATCTTCGCTAGATACGGATCAGCAAAATCAACAACGTCAACTGTTTTCTTTTGTTGCCAACAACACATTGAAATTTGTGTTTCACCTCCTGGCAACGAACCAATAAACAGTCCTTGATTAAAGTAAGGACAACTTGTCATTTTTAATTTTCTTTAACAACTTCTTTTTGTATATTTCAATTTTAACTTTACTGGTTTCCCTTGCTTGCATAATAGAAAATATTGTTGCTAATTTTCCATATTTCTTAACTGCATCATTAACATCTTTACACCCGTCCCAATTGGGGATACTAACTGCCCATCCAAGCTCAACAGCTCTGTTAATCAAGTCAATGCCAGCTTCGTCTTGATCAGGAACTACTGTAATTTCTTTACCTAAATTTCGTATTAGTCTTGCTTGCAAATCATTTATATTATTGTGCATTAGTGCAACACCATTAACACTTAATGCATCAAAGATACCTTCCATTACCAATACATGTTCCCAGTTTTCATATTGTCTGTCTGTGTTAAACACATAACCTTGTTGTTGATTGTTTAAGTACTTGGGTTTACGATCATCTAAAAAACGAGTAGTATGACCAACAATTGATTGCTCATACGAAAATGGAATCAACACACCTTTTCTTGTTTGCTCGATATCAATCATATAAGGATAGTCCCAAGGATCTATGTGTCTAGATTTCAAATAGTCAATAACTTCAACATCTGTTTTATCAATTAATCGCCATGTATCGGGCAATTCAATACTAGAAAATTTAACAGTGATTGTTTCTTGTTTGCGTCTATCATCTAGAATTCCATGAATACTTCTATGCTTTAAACTTTCAAGATTAAGAGCACTGATTTCTGCTTCTGGAACACCAAACCACCCCAACAATCTTTTTGTTTTGAAACTTACTGATCTACCTAGTACAAAACTGGCTTTGTAACCACAATTAAAACAATGATAGCTCCACCCTTCGTCGTTGAAAATTAATCCACCGCGTTGACGTTTATCTGCGGTGGTTCCGTTGTACTGGCAACAGGGTGCGTTAAAACTTATCCAACCACTTGGTGTTTGCTTTCTTTTGGCTGGTAAGTATTCTACCAAATTTAACATGATTATATTATAATAGGATCTGGCATGTTTGTCAAGTACTCTGGCTACAAATATAAATTTTTCTGTATATAACTGATGAATTTGTCTGCTAGGAATCGATGTCCTGCTTCGTTAGGATGTCTGCGTCCAAATCTGTGTTTACCGTCTCGAGGAACTTCTTGATTTAAACAAAAATCCCAATATGAATCAAGTTCAATTGTTTTGTTTGCAAAAACCGGAAACATTAGCAGTTGTATATCTTGTGCTTGAGCAACGCTATCAAACAACGTGGTTGATTCTAACAGTTGCATTTCTCTAAATTCATCGCAATCACTTAGATCCCAATGGTATCTAACCATCATATTCCAAGGAGGATGATCTTCAACCCAGCTTGCCCAAGTTGTGTGTACAAATGGGCGGTTTAGTGTTTGGTGATGTCTATTCCACCAGCTTGTACGTGCTTCATCAGTTAACCCGATTAACACAATTGTACTATCAACGTTGGGATCATTTTGTAGCCATTTTATAAATTCCCAACGTGTAGACACAAGACTGCCGCCCGGAATACCTTTGTTCTGATGTTTAAGATTAAAATGATTGGCTATAAGTCCTGGAAAAGAGTGTGCTTCCCGATACGGAGTGTTTAAACTTTGCCAAGTTGGTATTTTTCTTTGGTCTAAAAATTTGGGATCAACCAGTTCGTCGCCATAAACAAAACTATCGCCAAATGCTACCAGTTGTGTTGGTTTTTTCATTACCTCACTTTAACTTCAAGTATGTATCCAGTGTTAATAATAACTGTTGCTCGTTTAGTGCTGCTTTGAGTAATTGGATTATATCCACTTCCACCATTGGTAACGGTTACTGATGAAACTACGCCTCCGCTTAACACCGCAGTTGCTTCTGCTCCTGCGCCGTTGCCAACAATAGTAACGTTGGGTGCTGCTAGATAACCACTTCCACCGTTTGTAACTGTGATGCCAGTTAATACACCATCTGAACTTACCACAGGTGTAGCAGTTGCCATTGTTCCGA